GCTTCATTGCAACAGGCAAACGTACCAATTTTAACGATAGTGCAAAAAAGCGAACCAACGGTTAAACCCGTTAAACAAATAGAATTAACGAATAGCGAAGCTGTTATAGATCAAGGCGCAAATACTGATGACGAAACTAACTGAGAAAGTTTATAAGGTATACATCACATACTATACTGACGGATCATATTATATTGGTTTTACCGGTAAATACGGAACAGCACTAGCTTCTTATTTTGGATCAAATACGATCAAAGATAAGCTGGTAAGTCATAAAGACATTGTTTTTACTTCTAAAAGTAAAGCAACGGCAAAACTTTTTGAGCTTCTTTTACAATTATCCCGATTGGATTCCTCTTGGTGTGTGAATAGCATGTTAAATGTAAGAGTTAGAAAAGAGCACATGAAGGACTTACCTAAATTCAAATTAACTTTTGAGGATAACAAATTTAATAAAAATGAAAAATAGTCTTATAAATAAATTACAAGAACAATTAAAAATTGATGAAGGTATAAAATACGAAATTTACGAAGACCATTTAGGCTATGCCACTTTTGGTATAGGTCATTTAATTACTGATAAGGATCCAGAATATGGTTGGCCTATTGGAACTAAAGTAACACCTGAAAGGGTAAATGAAGTATTTCAAACTGACGTTAAAAAATATATAAAAGAAACACAAAAGGTATTTCCAGATTTAATTAATAAACCTGATTTAATTCAAGTTGTATTAGTTAATATGTGTTTTAATTTAGGTGCTCCAAAGTTAGGTAAATTTTATAAATTTATATCAGCCATTAATAATGAGCAATGGATTGAAGCAGCCGTCGAAATGATGGATAGTAATTGGGCTAATCAAGTTGGTCCAAGAGCTGAAAGATTAAAACAAATAGTTTTAAACCATGCTAACTGAGAGAGAGCGTGTAAAGCGTTGAATATATATTCTAAATATAGTAAATAAATATGAATCATAAAATAGAACTTTTCGATTTTCAACAGGAAGTTTTAATAAATCCTGCTAGATTTAAAGTAATGGCATCTGGACGAAGAGTTGGTAAATCATATTTGGCAGCTGTTGCTGCATATAATCATTGTTTAGAAGAGCCAAATAGAAGAGCTTTAATTATTGGACCTACTGTTTCGATGATTAGGGAATCTATTTGGACAACATTAAAAAGCCTTGTTCACCCAGATCATATAAATGGTTATCCAAGAGAAATAGATTTGGAAATAAGATTTATTAATGGATCCAAAATTACCTTAAAAGGGTTTGATAGGCCAGATAGTTTAAGGGGTATTTCACCATCACCTACATTTATTGTATTAGATGAATTTGCCTTTATTAAACAAAATGCATTTACAGAAGTTATATTACCTATGACTTCAGATCCACAACGAAGAGCAAGTGTATTTGTAATAAGTACACCAAAAGGAATAACTAATGACTTTTATAAGTTATGGGTTAAAGGTCAAGAAGATAAATCAGGTTTATGGAAGTCCTGGCAATTTACTGCTGAAGATGTTAGGCCTGATATGAAAGATGAAATTGAACTTGCTCGGGTTACAATGGACGAAAAAAGTTTTAATCAAGAATATTGCGCCACCTTTAATAATACTGGTGATGCTGTATTTTATAATTTTAATAGAAATATACATGTAACAGATAATTTGTTGCCAATTGAACCAGGTGAGCCAATACATATTAGTATTGACTTTAATGTTAAAATAATGGCTTCAACTGTTTGGTGCCATAGGGGCAATCAATTACATGCTTTAGATGAGTTTTATGGTAATGCTGATACTCATCAATTAATTAGATCTATAAAAGGTCGTTATAAAAATAGAGATATAATATGCTATCCTGATGCATCTGGTAGGGCTATGAAAACTAGTGCTGCTACAGGTACAACAGATTTTAGTATATTAAGAAATGCAGGTTTTAAAGTATTAGCAAGATCTAAGCAACCACCTTTGGTTGATAGTGTTAATGCTGTTAATGCATTGTTAAAAGATGCTAAAGGTAATACAAGATTATATTTTAGCAAAAATAAAACTCCAAGAACAATTGCCTCGGTTGAGACAACAACTTGGAAAGAAGGTTTTACTACAGGTATGGATAATGCTATTATTGACAAATCTAAAGGTGTTGAACACTTTTCAGATGGTGTAAGATATATATGTGAATATTTATATCCTATAGGAAAACATAAACCACAACTTATTCGTGATAGGTCGTGGTCATTTTAGTTTGTAACTAAATAATCAATAGTTTAATATAAAGTTAATCAATGGTAGTTATTAATCAAATAGCACTTAACCATTGGTGTATAAGGCTTATTTAAATTTTTGAGGTCCGAAAGCCAATCATTCGGTCCGAGCTTTTTCAATTATACCGCCTAGAGCCCAGTAAAAACTATATTTAGTAAGGTGTAGGCAATGGTACGATTAGAGCGCTTTCAATTCAAATAGAACTGACTGACCACTTTACTAGGCTCGGGGCGTATATGGGCTGCTGGGCGTTTATGGGTTATTATTGGGCCTTTATGGGACATTATTGGGCCTTTATGGGTCTTCATGGGACATTATTGGGCCTTTATGGGTCTTGATAGGGGTTCATGGGGACTAGAGACCCGATCGGCGTCAGGCTGCTGTGGCCAATCGCACATTGACGAACACCAATTTCTTTTGATCTTGGATCGGCCAAATCAAAAATTATTTTAATAACCGAGCCAAATGTTTTGGTTCATTCTAATGTTTAGGAAACACAATATGGCAATTAGATATAAAAACAGTTCTATAGTTAAATCTACAGAAACTGCCAAAGGCCCAGGATATCCAAATGATGAATACCTGAGTCAAATAAACGAATGGAAACGAAACAGAGCAATGATCCAAGGTCCATCTTATACTAAGGATTATGATTCTGTGCCTTCAAGTGACAATTTATTACTTCCGTTTAACCCTACAATGACACAAGAGCAATATGATTTTTACAAAGCTGAAGCTGAGGTACCGGGTGTATCTAGTGAATTTTGTAAAATGATAATAGGTGGTTTATTAAGAAAACAACCAATGCTAGAAATTAACGGGGCTCCAGAAGGGGCTAAGCAATGGATATTAGATGATATAGGATCTGACAAAAGTAACCTTATATCATTTTTAAGCACTGCTTTATGGGAAGAATTACAAACATCAAGAGCTTTTATACAAATTGATTTTCCTGTTGTTGATTTAGAAAATTTAACACCAGCTGAAAGAAAAGAAGTTAAACCTTATCCAATATTACATCACGCTGAAAATATTGTTAATTGGTCTGAAGCTACTGATGCAAAAGGTCAAGTAAAATTAGATCAATTAATTACTAGATATTTTGTACTTGAATATGATCCAAATAGTCCATTTCATCCAAAATATGTTGATACTGTACAAGTTCATAGATTAGATGAAGCGGGTTTATATGTAATTGACACATATATTAGAAATACATCTGATACACCAACATTTATTGATGGTGGAGTTGATTATAATTTTGATCAATTAACAGATGATTGGATTTTACAAGGAACTAATACAAATTTATTTCAAAATGGCAAAAGAATGGATTATATTCCATTTTACCCATTAAATGGTTCAATTGAATGTGTGGATCCTTTAATGACTGCCATTGTAAACAGAGAAATTGCTTTATATAATAAAATTTCAAGAAGAAACCATTTATTATATTTAAGTGCAACTTACACACCAGTTGTTAAATCTGATTCATTAACTGAATCTGAAAAAGATGATCTTGTTAAACAAGGTCTTGGTACTTGGCTATTTGTTAATAAAGATGATACTGTTGAAACATTACAAACTCCAACTAATGCTTTAAAAGATATGGAACAAGCTATTAAAGCTGGTTATGATGAATTAACTAGAATTGGTGTTAAAATGTTAAGTTTAGAGCCTAATAATTCTGATCAATCCGGCATTGCCTTAAGCTTAAGAAATGCTGCACAAAATGCGGCACTTGCTAGTTTAAATGCTAAAATTTCAGAAAGCATGAAAAAAATTATCAAGCATATGGTTAACTGGAGATATGATATAAATATAACTGAACAAGACATTAGGTTTAATTTATCATCTGATTTCAATGCTACTCCAAGAGGAAGTGATTGGATGAGATTAATTACTGAATGGTATCAAAATGGATTAATTCCAAGATCAACATTCTTAGAAGTTGCTAAAAATAATGATGCAATTCCTACAGATTATGATGATACTTTAGGAAACGATGAAATATCTCAAGACAATCGTATTATTTCTCCAAGAGAGCAATACGAACAAGAAATAAACGTTATTCAAGGTAATAATAATACCGAGAATTAATGAAAGGGGGATGCTATGAAATGGCGTCACTTTAATTCATTAATCTTAATTTTAATGCTCCTTTTTGCTTTATGGCAAGGGGGGCATTTTAATGGATTATGAAAGGATTTAAATGCACAATGATTAATAATGATACTGTAGTAACTGCTAGTTTATTTGGAATAACAGCAGGTATAACTACACAATCCATGTTCGCTATAATAGTTGGGGCAATAGCCGTTGGTGTTGTTCAACCATTTTTTAGAGTATTATGGACTAAAAAATTAAACCAAACAAAAGAAAATAAATGTCCAACTTGTAAAAGAAAAAGAAGACGTAAATGAAAATAAACGAAAATACAAACATTGCTATGCCAATTAGAAATATGTTGGCAATAATTATAGCAGTTGCATTGGGAATTTTCGCATATACAGATATAACAGCCAGAATAACAAGTCTGGAAACTAGTAGAGAATTATTTAACGCTGATTTATTAAAAAAGTCTGAACAGACAACTACAGATCAAGAACAATATTTATTATTGGAAGAACTTTATAAAACTGTAGAAAAAATTGAAGAAAATCAGGAAATGAATATGACCAATAAGGTCAATATAGAATT